CTTAAGTGGAATGCAAAACCTTAAGACATTACTTCAATCTATTCCTAAAGGGGATAAGGTTTTATGGGAGAAACAAAAAGCATTAATGGCTAAGGTAATAGAAGCGGAGAGAGATATGATGTTAGGCGCAAGGGAGTTAGGTAAAAAGGTGGATAAAGCTAGAAAAGACGCAGGGTTATCTTCCGCTAAACTAGGAGCTACCAAGTCTAAAGGACTGACAGGTGTGAGTACGAAGGGAATCGACAAAGAAGGCATGGAAATTTCTAACGACACCGCTGTTTATATGTGGATGATGACTAAGGTTAATGGAAGCGAAACTAATGGCAAGTGGAAATCTAAAAGAGTTGAAAACAGTAATATTGACGTAAGTAAGCTACAAGAGTATATGGAGCTTCCTGAGAACCAAAACCTTAGAGATTATGCAGATAATTTATTTGAATTTTATGCCGAAACAACCCCTGAGTTTAAACCAATAATTGAAGAGTATATGGGCAGAAGCTTAGAGGCTTACGATGTAGACCCAGTTACAGGCGAAAAACGACCTTACGCTCCTGTTTTAGGTAAAGGTCCTTTAGAGTTATTAGATGAATCGGGCAATATGGCTGGATTAGACGAGACTAACGCAAACGACAGAAGAAGCAACACGTTGTCAGATAGGATGAAGGCAAGGAACGATAAATGGCAAATAGAATATGACCCCGAGACAGGTAAAGCTATGTCTTCGGAAAGAAATTTAGGACCTATTAAAAGAATAGGCGCTACAAGTGTGGCTTACGATTACATAAGCTCTATGGAAAGAGCAGTACACATGACTCCTGTAAATGAGGCTGTTCAAGACTTAATGAACCCAACCACTAGAGGATCATTGGAAAAAATACTAGGTAAGGGGAGATATAAGAACTTAGAAAACACACTGAATAGAGTTGTGTTAGGCGAGCAACCTATTAAGAGTAGTAGTGAAAGAGGCATTTCGGCAGTAAATAGAATTGCCACTATTGCAGCAATAGGGTTTAAAATAGAAAACGCAGTAAAACAAGCGGTATCTATGACCCATTGGTACGGAGCAGGGTTAAAGTATGGTTTAGGAAACCTTAGTTATGACGCTGTAGCTAAAGCAAATGCTGAAATGTTTGCAAGTGCTGAGAATAGAAAGATACTCTACGATGTTTTAACAAGCCCTGAACTTGCAGAAAGGTATTTCCCTTCTAAGGGAGGTGTAGGAATAGATCCTGAATTTTCTAAATCATTAGCAAAATTAAAAGAAACAGGATGGGCTGGTAAAGATGCAGCGGCTTACATGAGAAGCTTTGCAACTAAACTTGCTCTTTCGCCCACCCTGGTCGGTGATGCGCTTGGTGTTTTAGGAGGTGGACTTCCTTTTACAGTTGCTATGTATAAACACTACAAGAAACAAGGAATGTCTCCTGAGAAGGCTCAAGAAGAAGCTATGAAAGCTTTTTATAATGAAATGACTACGGTTCAACAATCTTCTTTAGAGTCGGCTAAATCTGAAGTGCAAGCCAATACTCTAAGTAGGGTGTTTTTTGCAACTTTTAAAACAGCTCAAATACAAGGTGTTAATAAGCAACAGCAAGCTATTCAATCTTTGCGTAATTGGAACAACCTAACTAATAAGGAAAGAAGCCAAGCCGTACATGATGCTATATATTGGTCGTCATTTAACGCTGGGTTTGCAGCGATAACAAGCGGTTGGTTGGCTACAAGCACTAGTGATTTAGATGAAGGTGTAGAAGGAGAAGAGAGAAGACGTGTTGAGGAGAAAGTTGATTACGATTTTCTTATGAGCACTGCTAGGGGTTATATTGAAGGGTTAGGCGCTATCGGATATTTAGCCGAGTCTGCTTTAAATGTTTTAGAAGACAAAGAGTTTTTTAACAGTATGCCGGTTGCATTTGAAATAATGGGTAAAACATTTAAGGCTGGCTTTGAACTAGGAGAAGCTAGAGAAGATTTAGCTAATCTTGACCCAGCCGAAGAAGACTTAGAGTATAAAAAAAGTATAGAAGACGCAGCTGATCCAATAAACAAAGCAGCGGAGGTTCTAGGGTTAAATAAAAAGAAAAGAGATAAGCTGATAGGTATATTAACAGCTCAAGAAGAAATGCTTAAAGTTTTTGCTAATCAAAAGAAATCTAATAGAGATTTTTACCAACAAGTAGATAATAAAATATTCACTATTAAATACCCAAGCTTTATGCCTGATGGTATGGCCAACAAGCCTATTTTTAGCCACTTTGATGACGATGGAGAGGTTGTCCCTTATAGTTATCCAGGAGAAAAGAAAGATTAATCTTTAGGTAAGTCGTGGGACTTTATAACGTCTTTTAAAGTGATTATAAGCGCATTTGCGCTATCGTGAAGACCTCGGACATCTTGATCTACCAAATCCTCGTATATGTCGTCAGTAAGGCCGTTAATCTCTCTCATTAGAGAGTTAATGTAAGATATGTGTATTATTTTGTCCTGTCGGTCAGACATCAGGTTCTTTTTTCTCTAATAAATTTTTTTCTTCATCACATAAATCGTCCCAATGGTATGCAGGCATACTATTGTAGTCATCTTCATTGGTGTAATATGGTTCTGTTTTGCTACTAAAAAAGAGAGGAACCCTAAGGGACCTCTCTTTTTGTATACTAAACATTTGACAAACTTGCTTATAAGGCACGTCATACATTTCAGCTATTTCTGTTAAGGACATTCCTTTGATTACAAATAAAGCTATGTTTTGTGCCTGATAATGTGTTAACGTACCCATCTTTGTTTTTCCTTAGTTATAATTATATTACGATTCTCTAAAATTAAATCTAAATATCTATCTGATGAAATTATTTCCATATAATCTATCAAATACTCTTCGTTAGGTCTCATTTCAAAATAAAATTCAATAAACACCGCGCCTTCTTGCTCGTGAAACACATGCCCTAAAGATGTGGCTTTGTCTATTCTATTGTTTATGCGCTCTATCATAGCTACAATGCTTTCCCATTTAACAAGATCGCTTTTTTCAAGCTGCTCTATAAAGTCGATAGATAGTGTTATTTTTTTAGGTGCCACGATATACTTCTGTTTTACATCCATGTTTTTGTAACTCTTTGATTCTGTACTTTTGTAATTTTGATAATCTTCCATTTGGTTTTTTTACTTCTGAGAATAACACACCTGAGTCAGGGGGTATTGCTAACAGGTCTGGTATTCCGTTCTTGTTCGTTGTTACTAATTTTAAGACATAGTAGCCTTCAGCTTCGAGCTGCTTTATTCTTTTGGCTTGTATGTCTTGTTCTTTCATTATATATTAAAATCGTTTCTAAAGTGTTTTAACGTATAATCTTTCTTTTGGTTTACAGCTCGGTATATCTTTTGTTCAATACCGCCTTCAGCAAACACCCAATAGATTTTATTATACAATCTATCTTTTGTAGTCATTCTGTCTCTACTTTGCCAATAACTAGTAGCGCTAAAGTCAATGTTGTAGTAAACAATATGGTCCGCTTTACGTAACGATATACCTTCTCTACCACTAACAATTTGTAGAGCAATATTGGCGTCAGGATTGTTGTCAAAGTCTACTAGCTCTGTAACTAATTGATCACCAAACACTTGCTTAAGAGCTTTTAACTCTTGTTTAAATTTATAAAAAATTCCTATCTTTTTATTTTTAAAGCGCTCTTTTATAAACTCTGCCTTCGATAGGTCTAGTATTCCAGACTCACCTGATTCAAATATTACGGTGCCTGAATACATTTGATGTAGCTTACCCATAAGCTTAACGCCCGTATCGGCAAGTATCACTTCTTCGTTGCCTTCGATTACCCTGTCTCTCTTTAAGCGGCTACATAGCTCGTATGTTGATGGTTTCATCTTGACAGTAAGGATCTCCTCATCTATAGTAGATTTAAACCCAGCTTCTCTTTGGGTGTAGTTGATAGTGTACGGTTTCATCTCCTTTAGGATAACATCCCTGCTAGCGTCCGAATAGTCTGTCGCTGTGTGAGTACCTAAGTATTTTGGTTTTTTAGCAACATATACATCAGCCCATCTATAGAAATTCTTATACCTCTTGAATGGTGTGTTTCTGTGTCCATACACTTGATGATAAATCTGAGAGTAGCTTTCTGGAGTAGGGGTTCCTGACATTAAAATTAAATGTGACCCCCATTGTTTTAAGTTAAAAGCTAAGTCCTTAGCTCGCTTAGATGGCTTTGGAAAGGCACCCATTGAGTGAGCTTCGTCAGCTATAATAACATCGGGCTTAAATATGTAATCTATCTTGTGGACACTTTCGTAATTAATTATCTCAATGTCAAAAGAAGGATTTAACATATTGTAGTCACTTCTAATACTACTGATTGCTTTTGTCTTAGTTATGAATAACACTCTTTCCGCGCCAACCATTTCACATATCCCTAATGATGTTAATGTTTTACCTGTTCGTACTTCCATGGCTAGGTATAACAAGCC